TTAAAGATGCAAGACCCTGTAGCTGATGCTGGCGGTCCTTCTGGCGTTAGACCATATACCAAAGCTAACATCCGTATGGAAGATGACGTTGTAGTTATGGTTGACGCAGGTGCTCCAGTTAACGGTACTACTGGCGATAATTTTGCTGGTCCTGGTTCTATGTATATAGATAGCACGGGCGCAAATTTGTATATTCAGGTTGGTTTAATTACTTCTCCAGATTGGAAACTTGTTACTAGAGCTTCTTAATGTTGACTCATAAAGACCCAGAAGTTCAGGTAATGCTTGGGCTTCTGGAATCTCAAAGAGATCATGTTATGGGTATTGTAGCGATGCAGGCTAAGCAAATTGAAGAGCTAAAAGCCAAGCTTGCTGTTCAACATACAGACCAGGAGAATTAAAATGGCAATGCAATATGATGTAAAACAAGGACACTTAAACGAAAGTGGGTTTTTTGTTCTTGGACGCAATCGCATCAAGGCTATTTCATACTTTGGTGGCGGTGCAACATTGGTGTTATTTGATACGACAGTCGCTCCTGTAACGTCTAGCGTTACTTATGCACGTACAGGAACTTTAGTAACAGTATCTAAAACGTCTCATGGTTTAGCTACAGGCGATGTGGTTGGTATTCACTTTGATTCCAATAATGGCGTATCCGCAACGGACGGCAATTATTCTATTACTAGAGTAGATGCAAATTCGTTTACGTTGAATGACATTAATACAGGTTCAATAACGTCTACGGCTGCTTTGTATGTTAGCGGAGTCAATCGTTGGTTACTAACCTATGAAACACACGCATCAGATGATTTCCAAAACTCACCAATTATTCCTGGTGAAGGCGTGTTAGCAACTAATGGGATCTATGCTTACATGAGTAGCATGGATTCAGCGCAGATTTACTATGGCTAAGAAGACCCCATCCCTGTCTATTGGGCGTGGCGAAAAGTTACCAGTCTCGAAAGGGGCTGGGCTTACTGCCAAGGGTCGGGCTAAATATAATGCTGCTACTGGATCAAACCTCAAAGCTCCTCAACCCCAAGGCGGTGCAAGGAAGAAGTCATTCTGCGCCCGTATGTCTGGGATGCCAGGACCTATGAAAGATGAAAAAGGTAGACCAACCCGTAAAGCTGCGGCACTGAAGAGATGGAAATGTTGAATATGTTAGAACTTTGGACTGGTGGGTTAACCATATTTGTGGCGCTAATTGGATACATCATGCATGAGAAGTTCAACGAACTAAAACGGATTGATATTCTTCTTAATAAAACCCGTGAGGAGGTAGCACGTGATAACGTCACTAAAGCAGAAGTTGACCGCATTGTTGAACACATGGACGCAAGGTTTAACAAACTTGAAGACAAAATTGACCAACTTATTAAAAGGTAAATGACATGAAAAAAATGAATCCAGGAATGATGGCTATTATGGCTAAAAAGAAACCAGTGAAAATGAATGGTGGCGGTAAGATGCCCATGGTTATGAAAAACGGCGAAAAAGTTCCAGCGTTTGCTGCTGATGGCGAAGGCAAAATGAAAAAAGGTGGTATGGCTCATTCAGACATTGCTAAAGACAAGCCAATGATGAAGAAGGTTGCTGCTAAAGCCGTTAAAGGGCATGAGAAACGTTTGCATGGCATGGCTAAAGGCGGTGGCATTGAGTCTAAGGGTAAAACCAAAGGCAAAATGATCGCTATGAAAAAAGGCGGTATGGGAAAGTCTTGCTAAATGCCGATTGAGCCTGTAGACCCTTCTAAAAAAGTTGGTGGTAATGGGAATGAGAAATATAATCCCCCCAAGGAAAAGTTCGGCCCTAGCGAGTACGACAAGGCAGCAGAAAAAGTGAAAGAGGAAAAGGCTAAATCCGAAGCAGCTAAAGCTGAAGTAAGCAGGATAGCAGAAGCTCAAAAAGCAAAGGCTGAAGCTGAGCGCCCACGTACCTATGCGGAAAGGTTGCAAGATATGGGCAGGTTGCCCAAACCTAGTGGTGGCGGTGGTGGTGGCGGTGGAATTAAGTCCATGAAGTATGAGCCAAAAACCTTTAAATCAGGCGGTAAAATTAGTGCATCATCCCGTGCTGATGGAATAGCCCAGCGGGGCAAGACTAGAGGAAAAATAATATGAAATCTTATGATAAAGAAATGGAAGCATCTGGAGGTACAAAAAAAGTCTCCGATGCAAAACTTAAAAGTCTTTTAAAAGCCAATCCTGTTAAGGAAACAGAACTTTCAGATATTAGCGAAAGCGGTGCCGCAAAAGGACTACGTAATTATGGTCGTATGTATAAACAAGGTTTAGGAATGAAACCTGATACCGACTACGAGTACAAAAAAGGTGGCAAGGTATCCTCAGCCTCATCTCGTGCGGACGGTTGTGCTATTAAAGGTAAAACTAAAGGAAGAATGATATGAGTTATGTTAAACATCTTGGCAATGTAGCTAAAACAATAGCTGGTGCAACTATTATTCCCGGAGTATCTGATGCGGTTAATAAGTTTGTAGATAGCGCTACCGGTGTTACTGGCAAAGCTCAAGACGAAAGAATTAAAGCATTAGAAGCCGAAGTAGCTGCGGGGCGTAAGACTAGAGAACAAGCCCAAATGGAAGCCACACAAAAAGCAAACCAAGGCATGAAAGCAGGTGGTAAAGTTAAGTCTGCTTCCGCCCGTGCGGATGGTTGTGCTATTCGAGGGAAGACTAGAGCATGAGACCAAGTCGTGGCATGGGTGCCATTAATCCTTCTAAGATGCCAAAGGCTAAAAAGAAAGCTCGTAGGGATGATACTGACTTTACGCAATATAAAGAGGGCGGTACGGTTAATAAAGCTGGTAACTATACGAAACCTAGTATGCGCAAGGCTTTATTTAACAGTATTAAAGCATCGGCTACTCATGGTACGGCAGCGGGTCAATGGTCGGCTAGGAAGGCACAGCTCTTAGCTAAACGCTATAAAGAAAAAGGTGGAGGGTATAAATAATGGCTCTTAAAGAAGTTCCAAAAGAAAATAGTGGTTTAGCAAAACTACCTGAAGATGTGCGTAATAAAATGGGTTTTGCCAAAAAAGGTGGTTCAGTTAAAAGTAACTGGATTCAATCTGCCATTAAGAAACCCGGTGCCCTAAGAGCATCTATGGGCGTTAAAAAAGGCGAGAAGATTCCCGCTAAAAAGCTTGCAGCGGCTGCTAAGAAGCCTGGCAAAATGGGTCAACGTGCAAGATTAGCGCAGACTTTGTCAAAGCTAAAAAAATGAAATGGTCAGACAAACGCAAAAAGTCGGTCAACTGCGACAGCCCGAAGGGGTTCTCGGAGAGGGCTCATTGCGCGGGTCGAAAGAAGAAAATGGCGGGGGGTGGCTTAGCCGCATCGCAACGTTCTTTAAAAGCTTGGGGCGACCAAAAGTGGACAACCAAGTCAGGGAAGAAGTCGTCCGAGACGGGCGAGAGATACCTGCCAAAGAAAGCAATCGAAGCCCTAAGCTCACAGGAGTACGCAGCAACAACACGAGCAAAACGGCAAGGAAAAGCACAGGGAAAGCAGTTCGTGCCCCAGCCACAAAAGGTAAAAGCAAAAGTAAAACCATATAGGAAAATATGAGTACTTCAGGCACAACCACTTTTAATCTAGACCTCAATAACCTCATTGAAGAGGCTTTTGAGCGTTGTGGTACGGAATTGCGTACTGGCTACGATATGCGGACTGCCCGCAGATCATTGAACCTATTGACGGTTGAATGGGCTAATCGTGGTATTAATCTATGGACTATTGAGCAGGGACAAGTTGCAATGGTTACTGGGCAAGGGATTTACCCTATTCCAGTTAATACAATTGACCTTTTAGATCATGTGGTGCGTCAAAACAACGGCGTTACCAGCAACCAGATTGACATCAACATTACCCGTATTTCTGAGTCTACCTATTCTACGATCCCAAACAAGCTAACAACTGGACGCCCAATCCAAGTCTGGTTTAACCGCCAGTCTGGGCAGTCTAATTCGACCACTGTGACCTTAAACGGCACAATTAATGCTACAACCACATCTATTACCGTTAGTGATGCCAGCACCCTTCCTATCGGTGGCTTTGTCAAAATTGATAACGAAACAATTAGCTATGCCAACGTTATTGGTAACGTCCTAACAAACTGCTACCGTGGTCAGAACGGCACTACAGCTGCAAGCCATACAACAGGCGCAGCCCTTACAGTACAGAACCTTCCATCCATTAACGTTTGGCCCACACCCGATGCTGGTGGTGGTCCGTATACCTTTGTGTATTGGAGGTTGCGTAGGATTCAAGATGCTGGGTCTAATGGGGCGGTAGAGCCTGATATTCCATTTAGACTATTACCTTGCATGGTGGCTGGATTGGCTTTCTATATGGCTCAAAAGCTACCAGACGGACAGGCACGAGTGCAATTTTTAAAGCAAGAATACGAGGAGCAGTGGCTCCTGGCTTCTACGGAGGACAGAGAGAAAGC